ATCGATCTGTCGCTGCTCGATCCGCCCGATCTGGTCGAGACGCTCGACTTCGAAGCGGCGTATCAGATGAAGCTTGCGTACTTCAAGCGCATCTATCCGGACTGGAGCGCCGCGCTCGAATCCGATCCGGTCGTCAAGCTGATCGAGCTGGCCGCATACGACGAGATCCGATTGCGCGCGCGCCTCAACGATGCCGCGCGGGCGACCATGCTCGCGTACGCGACCGGCGCGGATCTCGAACACGTTGCCGCGCTGATGGGCGTCGAGAAGGCGCTCGTCGATCCCGGCGATCCGGATGCGACGCCGCCGCGCTCGCCGATCTACGAGCGAGACGAGCGGTTCCGATTGCGCACGCAACTGGCGATCGAGACGTCGACCGACGCGGGGCCGATCGACGCCTATCGCAAGCACGCGCTCGACGTGTCGCCCGAGGTGCTCGACGTGCAAGTCGATCGTCCGGAGCCGGGCACGGTTCGCGTGACGGTCATGTCGCAGTCGAATGGGGGTATCGCGAATGACGCGCTGCTCGCGAAGGTGCGCGCGGCGTTGCCCGCCGAAGACGTGCGGCCGTTGAACGACACGGTGCTTGTCGTGCCGGCCCGGCCGGTTGCATACGCGATCGAGGCGGACGTCTACGTGGGACGCGGCCCGGACCCCGCCGTCGTGCTGGCCGAGCGACGGCGCGATCTCGACGCCGCGATCGACGCGGCACGCCGGCTCAAGCTCGGGATGGCGCGATCGGCGATCGCGGGCGCGCTTCATCCGCGCGGCAGCAGCGTCGCGCGCGTCGATCTGAAAGCTCCGCTGGGCGACGTTACGTGCAACGGGCAGGAGTTCGCCGATTGCACGTCCGTCGTCCTGAATCTGAAGGTGCTCGATGAGTGAACGTCTATTGCCGTCGAATCAGACGCCGCTCGAAGCCGCGCTCGCTCGCGTGCTGCGGCCGAGCGTCGATCCGGAGATCCTGCGCACGCTGATGGACGTCGATCGATGTCCGGCCGCATTCCTGCCGTGGCTCGCATGGTCGGTCGCCGTCGACGGATGGGAGTTGGCCGAGTCGGACGACGCGCGGCGTGCGCTGATCAAAGGCTCGTTGGCGTTGCATCGCAGGAAGGGCACGCCGTGGGCCGTCCGCGAAATCGTCCGGCGGCTCGGCTTCGGCGAAATCGAGATACAGGAAGGGCGGGTCGCGAAGCGTCGCGACGGCACCGCACGGCGGGACGGCAACTACGTTCATGGCCGCGCAAGCGCGTGGGCCGAGTACATCGTGACGCTGAAGCAGCCGATCACGCGCGGTCAAGGGCAGGCGCTGATGCGCGCGATCGAGCGCTACGCGCCCGCGCGCAGTCAACTGGTGAAGCTCGACTATTCGGCGATTGCGATCCGCCATAACGGCACGGCCGTCCGCAACGGCCAATATTCTCGGGGAGTGGTAGCAGCATGGCAAACCTGAAAGAACAAGCCCAATGGGAAGACGGCGTATATCAATTGGAGACGTCGGATCCGGTGATAGGTGGCCCGGATGGGATCGACAACCTGCAAGCGAAGCAACTGGCCAATCGCACGCGGTATCTCAAGCAACAGCAGGAGTCGCATGCGTCCGCTGTCGATCCGCATCCTCAATACGCGACGAAAACCGATCTTTCGCAGCGGTTGGCGGATCTGGTCGGCCAGTCTCCGTCGACGCTCGACACGTTGAACGAGCTTGCGAAAGCGCTCGGGAATGATCCGAACTTCGCGACGACGATGACGAACGCATTGTCTCAGAAGGCGCCGCTGGATTCCCCGACGTTCACTGGCGCACCGAAAGGGACCACGCCAGCTCCGCTCGACAGCAGTACGAGAATGGCGACCACCGAGTTCGTCAGGCGCGCGCTCGGGAATGTGAATTTCGCGTCATACATTTCGTCGCAGAAGCTCACGGCATCGCAAGCGGGAAGCTGCATCAATTTCTGGGGAGGCGCTGCGGCGACGTTCGCCTTGCCGGCCGTGTCGACCATGCCGCTTGGGGGCACGTTCCTGTTCAACAACAGCAGCGACGCCCCCTTGACGATCGTTCGCGACGGCAACGATTCGATTCTCCTGAACGGAGGGAATCCGAGCGCGACGTTGACGCTCGGGGATAGTTTGCTCCTCGTCGCTGTCCCGCCAGGGCAGTGGATCGCAGCCGGCGGTAGCGCGCAGTTGCCGTTCTCGTCGGTCATGGCCGGTCCGAACTGGTCGACCGCGTCGCAGTTCGACAACTCGGCCCGCCTCGCGACGACCGCATTCGTGCAGCGTGCGCTCGGCAGTTTCTCGGGAGCGGTCGATGCGGAAGGCGCGATCACGCTGAAAGCCGGACAGGCGGGGATGGTCGTCTATAGCACCAAGTCGCCGACCGTCACGCTTCCGTTGGTCTCGACCGTTCCCGAGGGCGCGGCGTTCTTTATTGCTGCGGCGGGCACGATCGTGACGCAAGGCAGCGACGTGATTTACAACGCGAGCGGCAGCGCGGTGGGAGCCTCGTATGTCACGGGGCCGACCCCGACGTCGCCTGCCCCCGCGCTGGTCGTCCGAAACGGGGGCGTATGGCAGATTCTCATGGGTTCGTCTGCCCTCAAGGGGGACAACCTGTTCGCCGCGACGCTGGCGATACCGGGATTCTCGAAATTCCCGAACGGTCTGATTCTGCAGTGGGGCAGCTTCATGTCGTCAGGCACGGGCAATCCCAACGCCACCGTGACGTTCCCGATCGCCTTCCCGAATGCGTGTCTGGGCCTGTCGCCCACGATCGGCGGCGGCTCGATCGGCAATTTCACGGTGCAGACCTACGCCGCATTCAAGACCGGCGCGACCTTGAGTTGCCAGAACAACGCTGGCATGTCGGGCGGCGTAGGCGGCAATTATTTCGCGATTGGATTTTGACTCAGGAGTGGGACAGTGGCTCAGAAATTCGCGGCACATGATTCGAAGAATTTCATCACGGCGTTTTACGACAGCGTGGACAGCCCCGCGCCGGCGGGCGTGACGTGCACCGAGATCACGGACGAGCAATGGAAGATGCTGCTCGACGGCGAGTCGCGGGGCAAGCGCATGGCGCTGGACGATAACGGCGTGCCGGTGCTGCTGGATCCGCCGCCGCCGACCATCGAACAGATCATCGTGAGCAATACGGCGATGCGTGATCGGCTGCTGGAGCGCGCGAGCGTCGCCCTGACGCCGCTACAGACGGCGATCATGCTGGGAGACGCAACCGACAGTGAGGCGCAGCAGGCCCGTGCATGGATCGCGTACACGCGTGCGGTCAAGGGGATCGACCTGACGCGGCGCGAGCCGACATGGCCCGAGCAACCCGAGATGGCACGCGAACGCAGCTCGTCGACGCGACCCTAGTAACCGCCCCTCATTCGTAATCGAAGCCGCTTACCCAAGCGGCTTTTTCTTTTCTGGAGACCTGAATGGGTGCTACCTCGTTTTATCACGGCGTGACGACGACGATCGTCGACGTCGGCCCGCGCACGATCGCCGTGCCGTCGTCGTCGGTGGTCGGCCTCGTCGACACGTACGCGCCGGGCGCGGATCTCGTGCAACCGGACGTGCCGGTGCGGCTCACGAGCGAACACGACGCGGCGCAGGCGTTCGGCGAGCACAGCGCCGTCGCGCGAGCCGCGCGCGCGATCTTCGCGCAGAGCAAGGCGGCGATCGTTGCGGTCGGCGTCGAGAAGAAGGGCGACGCCGCGCAGCTCGCGACCGACGTGATCGGCGGCGTTTCGGCGGCCGGTAGGCGAACCGGCCTGCAAGCGCTGCTCGATGGGAAATCGCTGTTCAACCTGCAACCGCGCCTGTTGATCGCGCCGGGCCATACGTCGAAGCAGGCGGTGGCGACGGCGGCCGACGCGCTCGCGAACAAGCTGCGCGCGGTCGCGATCGTCGACGGGCCGAACACCGACGACGAGGCTGCGATCGCCTACGCAAAGAACTTCGGCAGCAAACGGCTGTATCTGGTCGATCCGGGCGTACGCTACTGGGACACGGGCGCGAACGTCGACGCCGATGCGCCGGCGTCCGCGTACGCGGCCGGCATGTTCTGCCAGACGGACGCCGCGATCGGCTTCTGGGCGTCGCCGTCGAACAAGGAAATCGTCGGGATCACGGGCACGAGCCGGCCGATCGAGTTCCTCGACGGCGACGAGACGTGCCGCGCGAACCTGCTGAATAACGCGTTCGTCACGACGATCATTCGCGACGGCGGTTTCAGGCTGTGGGGCAACCGTACGCTGTCGGCCGATCCGAAATGGTCGTTCGTCACGCGCGTGCGCACGCTCGACATCGTCATGGATGCGGTGCAGGCGGGCCACAAGTGGGCGGTCGACCGCGGCATCACGGCGACCTACGTGAAGGACGTCACGGAAGGGCTGCAAGCGTTCATGCGCGATCTGCGCACGCAGGGCGCGATCATCAATTTCGAGGTCTACGCGGATCCGCGCCTGAACAGCGCGAGCCAGCTCGAACAGGGCAAGGTGTACTGGAACATCCGGTTCACCGACGTTCCGCCCGCCGAAAACCCGATCTTCCGCTTCGAGGTCACGAATCAGTGGCTCGCGGAAGTGCTCGATACCCAATCGTAGGAGGTGAACCTTGGTTCCGGAAACGCTTTTCAATCTCGCGATGTACGTCGACGGTCGCGGCTTCGTCGGTCGCACGACCGAGGTGACGCCGCCGAAGCTGAAGATCAAGACGGACGACTTCCGCGCGGGCGGCATGGACGCGGCGGTGAAGACCGACCAAGGCATGGAGGCGCTCGAAGCGTCGTTCGCGATGTCGACGCTGGAGCGCGATGTGCTGAAGTTCTTCGGCATCGCGGACGGCACCGCGTTCAACGCGACGTTTCGCGGGTCGTTCCGCGACATCAAGGGCGGCTCGAAAGCCGTTGCCGTTCATATGCGCGGCATGCTGACCGAGGTCGATTCCGGCTCATGGAAGCCGGGCGAGAAGGCTGAAATCAAATACGCCGCGTCGCTGAACTACTACAAGCTGGAGATCGCGGGCGCGGTCATGCATGAGATCGACGTCTTCGGCTTCGTGCGCGTGATCGACGGCGTGGACCAGCTCGCGCAGGTGCGCCGCGATCTCGGCATGTGACGCGCGGCAAAGCAACTTTGAACCCGAGGGGCGCGTCGTGCGCCCTTTTCTATATTTCGAGGAAACCCGATGGACACGATCACGATCAAGCTCGAATACCCGATCACGCTCGACGGCGTGCTGCGCGACACGCTGACGATGCGCCGCCCGAAGGTGCGCGACGTGCGCGGCGCGAGCAAGCGCGCGCAGGACGACGACGAACTGCGCGAGATCACGCTGTTCGCGATGCTCGCCGACGTTGCGCCCGACGAGCTGGAGCAGATGGACATGGCCGACTACGTGGCGATGCAGCGCGCGTACGACTCCTTTCGAACCTCTGGCCCGATTGCACGAAAAGACCGTCAAGGCGATGGCGAAGCGCCTGCTGCGTGAGTGCGCGGTGAGCCCTCAGGCGGTCGACGATCTGACGCTTGAGGATCTGGTGTGGTGGTTGACGGACTGATGTGACAGGGAGCGGAGATGGCACGCGAAATCGCGTTGGGGATCGTGATCGGCGGGGCGGTATCCGCGACGTTCGGCAAGGCGATCTCCGACACGCAATCGAAGATCGTCGGGCTGCGCAAGACGGCCGCCGAAAAGGGCATGTGGCAGCGCCAGATCGGCGAGACGATCAAGTTACAGGACGAGTTCCGCCGGCTGCATCGTGCGGGCGACAGTGCAGCCGAGACGATCCGGCGCAAGCTGGACGCGAATCTGCGGACGTTGCGCGACGCCGGCATCGAGGTTGACCGGCTTGATCGCGCGTATGCGCGGCTTGGCCGCACCGCGCGCGGGCTCGAACTGCGCGCGATGGGGCACGAGCGTCTGAGCGGCGGCCGGGAGGCGATGCGCGGCGCGATTGGCGACTCGATGAAGCTGACCGCCGCGATCGCGGTGCCGACGATGGTGTCGGCGCAGTATCAGGCGATCATCCGCGACATCGCGATCAAGGCGGGCATCGCGCGCACGGGCGAAGAGCGCGCGATGTCCGACCGGATTCGACGCGATGCATCGGCCAACGGGATGAACCGCAACGAACTGGCCGAGGCGGTGAACCAGATGGTGGCGGCCGGGATGGACGTCGACCGGGCGCTCGGCTTTGCGCCTGCCGTCGCGAAGTTTTCGGTCGGCCAAGGTGCGACGAGCGTCGAGACGGCGAAGATGATTCAGGCGCTGGAGCAGAACGCGGACATCAAGGATCCGGCCGCGATGCTCAAGGCGCTGGAGGCGATCGCGTATCTCGGCAAGGAAGGCTCGTTCGAGTCGGTCGACATGGCCCGCTGGTTCCCGGTGCTGCTCGCCGAAATGAAGAAGATCGGCATCACGGGGCAGGATTCTGTCACGCAGTTGGGCGCGATGCTTCAGGTGCAGATGAAGACGGCGGGCAACGCCGACGAAGCCGCGAACAACCTGAAAAACTGGTTCTCGAAGATCGGCTCGGGCGAGACGGAACGCAACTACAAGAAAGCCGGCGTCGACTACGAAGCGAAGATGAAGGAGGCGATCGGCAAGGGCTGGTCGACGCTCGAAGCGTCGTTCGTGCTCGCGCGCGCGTACATCGAGCGGGTGGATCCGGCGAAGGCGAAGCAGTTGGCCGAGGCGGCGAAGTCGATCAACGCCGAGCTGGATCCGGCCAAGCGTCAGAAGCAGATCCGCGCGTTCGAAGAGACGATGAAGACGGGCGACCTGTTCAACGACATGCAGGTGAAGGCGGCGCTCACCGCGTACTTGCAGAACGCCGATCTGTACTCGAATCTGAAGCGCAACGCCGCATCGGCGAGCGGCGAGATCGAGAAGGATCTCAAAGACCGCCGCGACGCGTCCAAGCAGATCTGGAAAGAAGTTGCGGATCAGTGGGACGAGGCAATGCGCAGCATCGGCGACGCGCTGCGTCCCGTGACGGATATTGCGGGCGAGCAGGCGAAGAAGGCGGGCGGCAAGGTGCGCGATATCGTCGATGCGTCGCCACGTGCGGCGGCGGCTGTCATCGGCGTCGCGGGCGCGGCGATCGCGTATCGCGGTGCGCGTGCGGCGTGGTCGATTGGTCGCGGCGTGCTCGATGTCGCGCGTGGTGGTTGGTTGGCGCGAGGCGGCGAGCGCAGCGGGAAGGGCGGCAAGGGAGCGAAGCCGGGGCGCGGCGCTCAGGCGCTCGATGCGCTCGGCGCGACGGCCAGCGGCGTGCAGCGTGTCTTCGTCGTCAACATGCCGGGCGGCGGCATCGGCGGCGGATCGGTCGGCGATCTGATCGAGGGCGCGGCAGGTGTGGCGAGCGGCAGGGCGGGCAAGGCCGGGCGCTTCGGGCGGCTTGGCCGGGCGCTAGGCGGGATTGCCGGCCGCGTGTTGCCGTATGCCGGCAAGATCGCGCTCGCCGGGACGGTGCTGAAGCTCGGGCTCGCCGCGAAGGACGCATACGCGGTCGCGGCCGGCGACGATCCGCGCGCGCGGAAGGCCGAGAACTTCGCGGGTATCGGCGGCAGTCTCGCGGGCGGTGTCGTCGGCGCGAAGCTCGGCGCGTCGATCGGCGCGTTCGGTGGGCCGCTTGGCGCTGCGATCGGCGGCGTCGCGGGCGGGGCGATCGGCACCTTCGCCGGCCAGAAGCTGCTCGGTGCGCTCACGCGATGGGCGTTCCAGCAGCGCAGCGACACGCCCGAAGCCGCGCGCGCGGTCGCGAATGCGAAGGCGCTCGTCGAGCCCGGCGTCGCCGAGCGGCGCGCGTTCAAGGTCGAGCAGCAAAACAGCTTTGCGCCGGTCTTCAACATCAAGCTGGAGGGCGGCTCGGATCAGGAGATGGCTGACCGGCTGCTCGCACGTATCAATCCGCAGATCCAACGGGCGATGACCCAATCGATGAACAACAACAACCGGTCGGCGCTGTTCGATGCGCCGCATCTGTAGGAGCGCCGATGGATTTCGTGAAGAGCATCACGCGGGCGGCGACGCAGGCCAGCATCGCGGCCGAGCGCGTGCAGCACGTGAGCCGTGTCTACGAGCGCAACCGCGCGGCGAGCCAGAACACGGTCGACACGTTGACGAAGCTCGCGACGGGGAACCTGACGTCAGCCGCCGAGCTGCTGAACGGCGCGAGCAGTGCGCTGTCGGTCGCGACCGATCTGAGCCCGAAGGTCGGCGAGGTGACGCGCGGGTTTCGCGCGACGGCGGGCGCGGTCGGCAGCGTGCTGCGGATCGCGAACGCGTCGAACCATCCGCAGATCCACGCGGCGGCGCAGACCGTGACGACGGCGCTGAAGGGCGTCGAGACGCAGTTCGCCGCCGTCGTCGGCACCGACACGGCGAAGGCTGTCAAATCGGTGTTGCAGGCGACCGGGCTCGGCGCGGTGTTCGATGCATTGGGCGGCGACGCTTCGTCGGCTACCCCTCATCTGCTGACGCTGACGACCGAGGAAGGGCGGCGCTTCAACTTCGGGCTGTCGACGGCCGCGTTCGACAAGCTGCGGCGCACGACGCGCTACAAGGTCGCGTCGCAAGAGCGCCTGAACCGGCCGGAGGCGTTGCAGGCGGTGAGCCAGGGCGGCGAAACGATCGTGCTGTCCGGCGTCGTGTTCGCGGCGCTCGGGGCGGGCGCGCGCCAGTTGGAGGCATTGCGCGCGATCGGCGGGCGAATGAAGCCGGTGCAGCTCACGGCCGGCACGGGCGACGTGCTCGGGCGCTGGTATCTGCAAAGTGTCGAGGAAGAACAGGAGGCGCTCATGTCGGACGGAGCGCCGCGCAAGCAAACCTTCAGTCTGGAGTTTGGCCGCTATGGCGAGGACTTTAAGAACATCTGACGGCGACGTGCTCGACACGCTCTGCTATGCCGCCTACGGCACGCTGAGCGGGACCGTCGAAGCCGTCTACGAGGCGAATCCGGGCCTCGCGCGCGAGCCGCAGCCGTTCCGCGCAGGCGTGTTGATCACGTTGCCGGATCTCGACGCGCCGCGCGACGAGCCGATACAGCTCTGGTCGTGAGGGCGGGCGATGCAGGCGATATTCCAGATCATCGCGAACGGCGCGGACATCACGCGCACGATTCAGGATCGCGTGCTGCGGATCCGGACGACGGACAAGCCCGGCCTCGAGGCGGACGAGTGCGAAATCGAGCTCGACGACCGTGACGGCGTGATCCGCTTTCCGCCGAAGGGCGCGACGCTGAAGATCTCGCTCGGCTGGGCGGGGCAAGGGCTGTCGTTGCTCGGCGAGTACGCGATCGACGAGATCATGTTGCGCGGGCCGCCGGCGACGGTGGCGATCCGGGGGCGGCCGGCGAACCTGCGGGCGACGTCGAAGACGCACCGCTACGGCAGCTGGTCGAATGCGAAGCTTGCCGACGTCGTCGGCGACATCGCGCGGCGCAACAAGTGGGCGGCCGCGTGCTCGATCGACGTCGTCGTGCCGCGCGCGGACCAGTTCGGCGAAAGCGATCTGCACTTCGTCACGCGGATCGCGCGGCAGTACGGAGCGACGGCGACCGTGAAGGCCGGCAAGCTGATCGTCACGCCGATCGGCGGCGGCAAGAGCGCGAGCGGCAAGGTGTTGCCGGCGCTCTTGCTCACGCCGGAGCAACTGATCGACTACGAGATCTCGTTTCCGGATCGCGCGAGCTTCGCGGCCGTGCGCACGAAGGTGCATGACGCGAAGTCGGGCAAGAAGATCGATCTCGTGATTCCGAATCCGGATGCGCCGCCTGGTGCGGCGGCCGTGCATACCGAGCGGCACGCGTTCGCGAGCCCGCAGGCGGCGAAGGCCGCCGCATCCGCGCGGCTGGCGAAGCTGAACCGGCACACGGCCACGAGCCGCTTGCGGATGCTCGGCCGCGCCGACGTGTCGGCGGAGAAGACGGTGACGCTGAAGGGTTTCAAGCGCGACGCGGACGGCGATTTCCTCGTCGAGTCGGTGACGCACGAATACGCCGGCCGCAGTTGGGAGACGGAGGTCGTGCTCAACGCCGGCAACAAGGGCAAGGCGAAAGCCGGACACGGCAAGAAGCAGGCGAAGAAGATCAATCTCGTCATTCCCGCGCCGCAGCGGTAACGCGGACGCCGGGCATGCAGCAGAGCCGCTCACGGGCAACCGGAGCGGCTCTTTCTACTTGTGGAGTCAATCACTGTGAAAAGCGAAATTACGGCGAGCGCTGCGAAAAGCGCCCCGCCGGTTGCGTCGTCGCTGTGGCTGTGGGCATCAGGGCACGATGCGAACTGGTGGGCGTCGCTGCTCGTGTCGATTCTGACAGGCGGCTACATCTGCCTTCAGTGCTACTACCTGATCAAGAACAAGGGGCGTCGAGGTGGCAAGCATGGCTAAGTTGCCGAAGAAGACGCTCGCCGGCGTCGTCGGCGCGATCGCGGCCGGTGTGCTGACGGTGATCGTGCCGAAGTTCGAGGGCGTCAAGCTGGCGGGCTACCTCGATCCGGTCGGCATTCCGACGAAGTGCATGGGCGACACGCGCGACGTCATCGTCGGCAGGGCGTACAGCGAGGCCGAGTGTCGCGCGTCACTCGAAACGCAACTGATTGCGCACGCCGAACCCGTGCTGCGTTGCACGCCGGGGCTGAAAGATCGTCCGTATCAGCTCGCGGCGGCCGTCAGCTTTGCATACAACGTCGGCGCGAACGCCTACTGCGCCAGCACGACGGCGAGGCGCTTCAACGCGGGCGATCTGCGCGGTGCGTGCCGCGCGATCAACGAATCCGATAGCGGCCGGCCGCAGTGGGTCTTTGCGAACTGCCGGACCGTTATCGACCCGAAAACGAAAAAGCCTCTGCCGGTATGCGACACGCTACCGGGTCTGGTGAAGCGGCGTGCGGAAGAGCGCGCGATCTGCGAGCGGGGGCTCTGATGCCGAAAGCAGCTCCGTATCTGTTGGCCGCCTTGCTTGGTATGGCGGCTGGCGCGGGCGCCGAGTACCTGATCAGCGCACATCGGCTTGCCGACGAGCAGGCCGCGCGGGCGCTCGACGCGCAGCGGCATGCCGAAGCGTTGGGCACGATCTCGCGCGCCGCGCTTGATGCCGAGCAGCGCGCGATCGCCGCGCACGATGCCGCTGCGTCGGCGGTGGCCGCCGTCGACCAACGAACCACGAAGGAGAGGAACGAGCATGAAGCAGAGAGTCGCAGCCTGCGGGCTGCTCTTGCCGCTGGCACTGAGCGGCTGCGCGTCGCTGTCCGAAACTGCACGGCAGCCGGTGGCGACGGCGTGCCCGGCGCTTCCAGCGCCGCCGGCGTGGGCGATGGTGCCGCCGCCTATGCAGACGTCGATGCAGCGGTTGCGGAACGCGTTTTCGGCGTCGCCGGCGACGATCAGCGCGAGATCGACAAACTGACGGCCCTACAGGGCTACGTATGTGCAGTGCGGCCCGAAACGCCGGGCTGCGACCAGAAGTAACGAGAAACAGGGCGACCGGCGTGCGTGCGGGAACACGCGCGCCGGTCGCCTTTCCACTGAATGCGCCAGTGAATTGGCCAAGGCCCTGCTTACCTACGTAGGCGGGCCGGATTCTACATCAAGTTTAAAAACGGCTTTCACAATGGCAAATCCCATCATCCCTTGGATCGGCGGCAAGCGTCGACTTGCTGACCACATCATCCCGCGCTTTCCGAAGCACGACTGTTACGTCGAAGTGTTCGCGGGCGGGGCGGCGCTTTACTTCATGCGACCGCCGGCCAAGGTCGAGGTGATCAACGATATCAACGGCGAACTGGTGAACCTGTATCGCGTCGTTCAGCACCATCTCGAAGAGTTCGTGCGTCAGTTCAAATGGGCGCTGACGAGCCGGCAGGTGTTCGAGTGGCTGAAGCATACGATCCCGGAAACCCTCACCGATATCCAGCGTGCGGCGCGGTTCTACTACCTGCAAAAAAGTTGCTTTGGCGGGAAGCTCGAAGGGCAGACGTTCGGAACGCGGACGGAGCATCCGCCTGGGTTGAATCTGTTGCGCATCGAGGAAGAGCTATCGGCGGCGCACATTCGCCTCGCGAATGCGTACATCGAGCGGCTCGATTGGGCGACGTGCATCGATCGTTACGATCGGCCGTACACGCTGTTCTACCTTGATCCGCCGTACTTCGAGACTGAAGGGTACGGCGTCGCATTCCCTTTCACGGAGTACGAGAAGATGGCCGAGCGGCTGCGGTCGATCAAGGGGCGCGCGATCGTCAGCCTCAACGACCATCCGGAGATCCGGCGCGTGTTCGCCGGTTTCCATATCGAGAGCGTGCCGATTCAGTACACGATAGGCGGCGGGAAGGGCGTCGAGCGCCGCGAACTGATCATCTTCAGTTGGGACGATGCGGCGCAGCCGGCGGGACTTTTCTGACGGAATGGGTTGGCGCGATGCGAGTCGCGCCAACCAGCGATTAAATGTCGGAGAATGCGGGCAGCAGATCTTGATCGACGAGCCGAATCTCGATGCGGTTCGCGACCTCGACGTGTTCGGGAACCTTCATGGAAAAAGGGGCATCGGTAGTGCTGACAATGATCGTGCCTTGTTGCTTCTTTCCGTCGGTCGTTACGGGGATCAATGCACGTGCTTCGGGAACCTGCTGCTGTGTGATGACGCGGGGCAAGTAAAGCATCCAACCGACCCCCGGCTTGTCATCGAAAACCTGTTTCGTCACGTAGCTTCGTGGTGCCACGCAGACGTATGCGGGACCGAAGGCTGTGATCGTTGCGCGCACGATTTTTTCCACGGCATTCAGATCGCGAAGGATAGGCGCATCGAACAGTGAGAGTTCGAACGTGTTGGGCAGACCGGCGGAACTGACGTGGCACGCGATGGTCGCGCCTTGGTCTTCGTTCTCGTCGCCATCCCACAGCGCGACGTACGAGGTGGGCGGATTTTTCGAGAACTTTTGCTTCAAGACAGCGAGGATCGCAGTCGTCGGATGTCCCTCTTCGAACACCGGATACAGCAAGGCTTCATCTCGGCTGCTGCCCTGCGCAAACCACGTGTTGAACTTCGGATTGAGGGCGGTCAGTGCGGATGTCACGACATGAATGCGTGACAGAATCTCCTCGAAGCTCGTCGGGGTCAATGATGCATCTTTGAATTGGAGGCTGATATCCATATTCACTCGAGTTACGGTTGCACGACCGATTGCACCTTGTTGCGGATAAGGGCAGGGAGCATGTATTCGCGTGCGTCGGCTTCTTCGAAATACCACTTCAGGCGCGCCGGTGGATTCGCATTGACGATTGTAGCTTGACGAATGAGGTTATCTTGCATGTCGGCAAAGCCTTCGAACCACTTTCGCGGCTGTAGCTCACCCTCGACATTGCGCCGGAGAAACTTGGCGTAGCGTGACTTTGCCTCTTGTAGTAGGCATTCGGCGGGTACGAAGCCGTCGAAATCCGTACCGAACCATTTCCATTCTTCACTCCACCGTTCGTCGACGCTGTATGGACGTCCCGTGACGCGACCTTGGTACATACGGGCGTGCGGCGACATATGATGGTTCGCTCGAATTGCGCGCCCTGTCTCCTCGGGCGGGCATTTCTTGCAGCTTTCGCCGGTGCGCGGGAGGGCCCGCACATCCGGCGTCGCCTTGCTGTCCTCCTTCGGCGTGTCACCCGACAGACTCGCCGTTCCCGCCACCGTCGCGCCGCCCAACAAGGCGACGCCAACGCGCGCCAAGATCGGACCAAGCTCCACCGCCGCCGCTTCTATTACCGGAAATACCAACCCCGCCATGTTCCAGCCCTCCGTCCGGATGTTCGATACGCCATTTGATGACGCGTAGATAGTCATGAAAGCGCGCGTCGGCCGAACGGCCGGGGCGCATGAGCCAAGCTTTTGTCGCGGGCTTCTCGTAGAAGCCCGGCGCGTACGCCTCGAGCCTCAGGAACGCGACGACGTTCTCGTCCCGCTCGATGCCGAGCGCGCGTGCGGCGCGATACGCGGTCCACAACCGGGACGACAGACCGCCGTCGTCGGCAAACGCCGGATTCTCCTTCACGAGATCCTGCCGAACGCGCTCGACGAAGCCGCGCTCGTCGATCTGCGCCAGTCCGGCCACCTGTTCTGCGCTCAGTTCAAGCATGCGGATGCACTCCGGTCAGCCGCCCGTCGATCTCGACGAGCCAGTCGTACGTCGCGACGAAGAATTGCGAGCGCTGCGCGTCGCTCATCACGCGCGCGATGTCGGGCATGATGCGCGCGTCGTAGAACCGGAGCAGCGCGGTGCGGCCGTCCGGCAACCGCACGTCGAGGTGCTCGCGCAACTCGGCGGCCAGCCGCTCGAACGGATACGCGCTGATCAGCCACGACATCCCGATCGGCCCGGCCGCGAGCTCGGCGAGCACGCGCCGAATCGGCCCCGGCGCGAGCGCGTAATCGATCAGCCACGGGCCGTGCTCGGCGAGCGACGCGTCGGGCGTGCGGTCGAACAGCGCGATCGAATAGTTCGCGCGACGCAGCGGCGGCGCGTCGGACGCTTCGGCGAAGAGCAGCGCGTCGACCATCGCGAAGAGCCGCGCGGGCAGCGTGATCTGCTGGCGGCGCATCTCGAAATGCGCTTCGATATTCGGCGGCGTCATCATCCGCGTGCGACCATCGTCGCGGCGTTCTTGGCCGCCGCCTTCAGGCATTTGAGGCAGAGCGTGGGGGAAGGGGCGACGGCCGCCGCCGCGGCTGCCGATCCGCCGGGCGAGCCGCCGTCCCCGCGTTCGCCCGCGCCGATATCGTCGATCGTTCCGGTGCCCTGCGATGCGATCAACTCCGCGCCGCAGGCCGTGCGCATGCCCTCGACGGCGGTGTCGCGCTCGCCGATCGTGTGCGGGTAGCGGCGGCCGAGCAGATCGGGGAGGATGGGGAAAATGCCCTTGCAGCGAGGGCAAAGTACCTTGTGGCCGACGCCGGCCACATTGCGTCCGTTGAGCGTGAACGTCGGCGCGCCTTCGAGCACCTTGCCGCCGTGTGTCGTCGTGTCGCCGACGCAAATGATCGCGCGCTTGACCAC